AGCAAATATAAAAGCTTACGATACGACAATCCTCGTGAATACTCATCATCACATACAAGCTGGTACATCCAGTCAAAATATGCATTGTTCAGCTCATCCCGTGTCATCATACCTCCATCTGATGCGGCATATCTTCAGCTACCTCGGAATAGGTTCTCTGATCAAGGAGAATCTCGTAGTCGCATTTTCTTGCGTCATTACGGACAAAGACGGAGTCGTCCTCATACTCTCCAAAATGATTCAAAGAATCAATTCCAACAGCATCTTCCACATCCTCAATTACTTCATCATTTTCATCAGCAAGCACGCCGTCTGCATAGTAGGTAAGGCTGATCTGCTCATACTCTTCATCGTCACCAAACTGCTCCGGCGGAATCACATACGGACCGGCTTCAGAAACAGGCTTTTCTTCCTCGTCCGAACCGAAATCAGAATATCGGGTGTAACCCTCTTTTTTCAGACGTTCCGCATACTCTTTAAGATCTGGTTTTTCTTTGTCCGCATCTTTAATACCTTCAGCAACAGTCTTTTTTACAGACTGATCTTTTAATTCCTGCTCACGTCTTAAGAAAACCTCTTTTACAGAATCAATTTCCTCCTGAGCGAGCGCTTCGTATTTATCCTTAAGCAGGTACCATGTCACTACCGATCCAGTCGCAGCACCAATGATAAATGCCAAAGAAAACAGAGATTTGTTACTCATCTTCGTCCTCCTCGTTCTGAATTGTCATAACGGTAAGCGCAAGCCCACCGAAAAGTAAAGAGGCGCTCAACAGAATGCCCCCTGTGATATGTCTTTTTCTTTTGGTATCCAATATGTAATCCATCATGGATATAAAATTTCCAATGCCATCCATCAGTGATGCTCCTTTCCGCCCATAAGAACGGCCAGACCACTAACAAAGCAAATACCAGCAAATGCTGAAAATGTTAATCCCATAAAACCTGTCATAATTCAGGACTCCTTTCTATTCATAGCTCGAAAAATAATGGTTACCTACTTGAAACATCGGTCTTCCGTATTTTCCATATTCACCAGCCGTGAAGAATATCGTATCTACATTAGTTCTGGATTGCAGTTCCTCTTCAACTAACTGGCAAATATCATCGTCTACAAAGCACTTATCAACTCTCCCATTCCACATGGATGAAAACTGATTTGCTTGATATACAACACCGTACACTGTATCCGGGAAATATACGGAATCAACACGATTTAATATTGTGTCGATCACTAATCGCTTTCCTTCCTCGCATTCGCCCTCAGCTTCTGCCATAGTTACAAGAGCAATCAGCTCAATATCTTCCCGTGGCAATAGTGTATCCTCCACATACTCTTCGATTTCAACTGCCGACACCGTTTCCTCTAAGGGTTGCTCAGAAATAATTACAATAGGATCAATAGGTTCAGCTTTTAAAGTCGGCTGTATTTCGATATACTCGTACTGATTTACCCGTTCTGCTGAGCAGACAAAACCTGTGCAAATAATCGCAAATACGCAAAGAGCAGGAAGGACCACCATACGAATATAATTTCGCATATGTATCCTCCTCAAAAAAATTAGATCAGATCGAGAATCGGTCCGTCTACATTGAACTCCATTAGAATGGCTTTCTCGTAACCACCATCCTCAGTTTCACGGTTGGTCTCCAGAATCCCGAAATCAACGAAGTTGTCGCCATTTTCATTTCCTTCCGGTTTATAAACCCAACCAACAATCTGGCTCATTTTGGTACGCTTAATGCCAAGCTGATCGTATACATCGCTGAGGAATAAATATCCATTAGCTTTAAGTTTGTCGTTTGCCAGATTCTGCTGAGAGCGCAGATACATAAGGTTGTAATCCATATTGGATTCATATGCCTCGCAGGACTCATCAAAGAAACGGGCGTAATCGTTCGTAGAAGGTGCCGCCACATCTACGGTAGACTTTACCTTTTTCTCTTTACCGCTGTCCGGATCAGTTACAGTTTCCTCAAATTTCTTTGCTTTAATGTTGTAGCGAAGCTCTTTATCAACCTCCGCACCAAAGCGCTCGACAACTCGATTTCTGTATTCTTTGAAAGTCTTATCTACAGTTGCGTAAGCGGCTGCCAATGCTACATTTCTCTTCTTGAGAATATTGTGGGATGCAACAATGCTTGCGATGGATAAAGTTCCAAGTGCTACGGATGGAGCATAAAGCCTAGCGACTTTTACTCCAGCCTGTACATAGACGATAGCCAGATCCTTTTTTGCGTCGTCCTTAGAATACTCATCCGCCAGCTCCTCATTTTCTGCACATTTATGAATAGCGTCAATATCCTTCTTGGACTTTTCTAATACGCTGTCCAGCTTAGTGGTTGCATGACAAGCCATAACGGCGCTTGCAACAGTACCGACAACGCCAGCTACTACCAGAATCTCCGGGCTGTGTTTCTTAAGTTTCACACTTACTTTTCCGAAAGTCGTTGAAACGCTCTTCATGATTTCTTCTTTCTTCATATCAGTTATTCTCCTCTTCAATTTTTTCTTTCTTCTCTAAATGATCGATCAAGTGCTGCGTGTACCACATGATTTTTTTCAAATCCTGAATGCCATTTTTATTTTTCCAGCGGCACGCATACTTGATGATATTACCTGTATCAGTTGCTTCGATACCTTTTAAATCAAAAGTGAATGCCTCAATAACATCAATCACTTCCAAACCTGTTTCTGACTGATAATGGCTCGGATGAGACACCATTTTATCGTCGGATTCGTACATAAAAATATCCCTCCTAGTTCAACGGTAATGCCTTCGGAAGTTTGATCATGTATCCGTCTCTTACACGAATTACAGATGCGTTCCGAATATCGGTCCAACCGTACTTATTGTCTGTATAGTTGCCAGATACACCAACCAGATCATAAAAATCAGCAACGCTGACTAACTGGTATGTAGCGATAAGCTCGTCCATTCTCTCAAGAACGTCTTCGGCTTCACCGCGAGATTCCAGAATAATATCATCATAATCGTATCCGGTCCGTGTTCTGGTTGTATGTCCGGAATCTCTTCGATCCCGATCATCATAATACTTACGATATGAAACCTTGGACGACGTTGAAGATCTTCCCCCTCTTGAGCTTCCACTAACACCCAAGAATGCTCTAACAGCATCCAAAATAATATCCTTTACCGCCGGAACCACAACGTCTTCGAAAATATAGCTTTTTACATCATCTACATCTTCCGGAACAAACACGTTCGTAATCTTCTGAAGACCATTCTTTTTCTTCGATTTAACAGAACCGCTGACAACCTTTTCAACTCTTTTCTCCGGAATATCATCGTTCTGGTTCTGTCGTGATTTATGGGAATTGGATTTGTATTCCTCCATCTCTAAATCTCCTTTCAATTAACCGTTACCACTTTTCCAGGGAGGGTTATCCTCGTACTTGGAATACGGTTTGTTTTCTTCTTAAACTGATACGCCAAATTACTTCTGGCTTTCTTTTCGGATGCCGCGTATGTAGAACCCTGCCATCTATTCGCAACGCAGGTATCAAACTCCATAACCGGTCCGTCATACATATACTGATTCATAGGACACCTCCCTTAAAAAGCAAAAGGGAAAGCACCCTGTTATAGGTACTCTCCCTCTGTCTGAATCATCGATTCAATTCTTATTCAGAATCCTCTTCGGTCTCTTCATCGAGATCCATAAACTCTCCGTCAACGATATCGTCCTTCGGCTGAGTTACAACCGTCTTACGATTCTCACGCCAGTTCTTGAATTTTGCTGATGCCGGAACGACTATGAATTTGTAGGTTAATGCACCTGCGATCATAGCCAATCCGATAGTTGTCGCTTTCTTCATACCGCCGTTAGAAGCCGCTTTCACGATCTCCTCAGTAGTTGTTTCGATAACCTCTTCGTTGTTGTTCATGATTTCGTTGTTCTCCATAATATGTTCTCCTTTCAGATTTGAAATATGTGGTTCTTCCATAATAGTGTTTGTAAATTCTGCGAACCTTACATTAAGCCACAGAAGTCATATCTCGGACCATAGCCATAGTCAATAACTAGACAAGGTGTTCCGTCCGTAGCAAGTTGGGAACTGAATCTCAGATCAATATATCCGTTATCAATGTTCCAGCCAATATCATCACCGATCTTAATATTCTCAAGCCCGATCTCATAGTAGAAATCGTTAAGTGAAATATACATTTCATCCCGCATTCTACGATTCAAATCGTTCTCGGCCTTTTTCAATTTGTCGATGTCTGACTTAAAATATCTTCCGGACACAGCATCAAAACATAAAGTATCGCCTTTTGTTGTGACGATGACCTCCTTATTTTCAACAGGATTTTTCTCAAGGCGTTCCTTAGCAACCGCGTCCCTCACAGTCTGTTCCTTTTTCTCGCCGATTGTCTCTACTACCTTTTTTTGATAATCTCTCAACGTTGATTCGGAAATGGTGTACGCTGCGGTCAGTGCTGCATTTCTTCTGGCATTAACGGAACTTGCCCCGATAAGACAAGCTACTGATACTGTTCCCGTAACTGCCGCGGGAATATAACATTTCCAAGCAGTTTTAACGACATCCATCGGCTCCAGTTTATCTGCCTGCTGACGTCGCTTTTCCTCATCCAATAATTGGATTGCTTTAGGAGTAGCTCGTACTGCCATTACGGTAGTCGTAATCATTCCGGCAATTCCAACTCCAGTGAGGATTTCAGGACTATGCTTTACTGTAGCTGTTTTTACATTTCTACAGATCTTAGTCAAATTAGGTTTCTGCATTTCAGTCTATCCTCCATAAAATATAAACGGGGCACAAGGCCCCGCGATTTATCTAACCAACCAGAATTCCGGACGAACCCCATAAGAG